CCCGCCCCCAACCCCCCCCCCCGCCGCCAGATGCTCACCGCCCGACGCGACCGCGAGGGGCGGGTGGAGTATGTGCTGGGGCTGCAAGAGGTCGACCCTGCCGGTGGTTCGCGGACGGGGTCCGCTCCTACTACGGAGGCCACCGCATGAACCCCTTAAGCGCTCTGGCGGGGGTGGTTGCCCCCGTCGCCAGCTTGCTCGACTCGCTGCACGTCAGCGACGAGGAGCGTGGCAAGGTGCAGGCGGAATTGACGCGCCTGCACAACGATCTGGCCGGGAAACTGCTGGATTACCAGGCCCAACTGGTGACCGCCCAGGCGGCCATCGTGGCCGCCGAAGCCCAGGGGGGCAGTTGGATGCAGCGCAACTGGCGCCCCATCACCATGCTGACGTTTTTGGTGCTGGTGGTGGGCGACGCTCTGGGGTTGCTCCCCTTCCGGTTGGCCGAACAGGCGTGGGATCTGCTCCAGCTCGGCATGGGCGGATATGTGATCGGGCGTTCGGTTGAGAAGGCCGCCCCGGCCTTGGCCGGGGCCGTGCAAGGGCGCAAAAAGGGGGGTAACGATGAGTGACCCCATCGACCTGGCCCAAGAGGCCGAGGAGCGGTATCGCGCCGTCGCCCTGCGCCGCCATCAGTTGCGAGCCGTCTGTAAGGAGCCCCTCACTCCGGGGGTCTGCGTCGCCTGCGGCGACCCCATCGCATCGGGGCGGCTGGCGGCCTTCCCCGTCGCCCGCCGCTGCATCGAATGCCAGCAGGACTTGGAGCGGGAGGCTCGGCGTCGCGGGTTGGATCGGAAAATGGAGGAGCGGGGGCGGTGAACTACGACGCAGCCAAGTTCTGGCTTGACTTTGTGGCGCTGCTGGCCGCAGGGGGCAGCGCCCTTTACACCTGGCTGGCTACACGGGGACGGGCTACCGACGACCGAATCGATGCCATGGAGACAGCGCTCGATGTGCGCCTGGACGACCAGGAGCGGCGGATGATTCGGGTGGAGGAGGTGCTGGCTGCCACCCCCACCCACCAGGATCTTGGGCGAATCCGCCAGAGGATCGACCAGATCGGTCAAGACCTGAGCGCCCTGCGGGGGTCGGCCCAGGAGTCGACCCACACCCTGCGACTGATTCAGGAACACCTGCTGAACGGGGGGAATAATAAATGAGCGATTACGCCGACCTGGTCGGCCAGGACATCCGCCTGCAACTGCTGCGCCTGCTGGCGCAGGATAGCGACTACGCTGTCAACGACACCGTGTTGGGCCAAGGGCTGCGCCTGCTCGGTCACGACCTGTCGAATGACCGGGTGCGGGCCGAGCTGGGCTGGCTGGAGGAGGTCGGGCTGGTCACTGTGCAGCCGGTGGGCCCCTACCGGGTGGCTCAACTGACCCAACGGGGGCTGGATGTGGCCCAGGGGCGGGCTCGGGTCGAGGGGGTGCGTCGCCCTGGACCGGGGGAGCTGTGATGCTGCGCAAAATCCTGGCGAAAATGGCCGTATCGGCGATGAAAGACGCGGAGCTGGTCTTCATCGGCATTCCGCTCGGGTTCGGGGTATCCATTGGGGCAACCCTGTGGATTCGGCTGTCGACCTGGATTGCCGGATGAGTCGCCCCAGCAACATCGACCTGCTGCCCGCCGAAATTCGCGAGGCGTTGCACGCCTGGCTGCGCTCCCCCGAGGTGACCCAGACGCAGGCACTCGACCGCCTGAACACCCTGCTGCATAGCGGGGGGTACGAGCTGCGAGTCAGCCGATCCGGCCTGAACCGCTACGCCCAACGCATGGAGGAGGTGGGGGCGCGGGTGCGCCAGAGCCGCGAAATCGCCCAGATGTGGGTCGAACGGCTGGGGGTGGACCGCTCCAGCGACGTGGGGCGACTGACCACCGAGATGGCGATGACCACCACCTTCGAGGTGATGCAGCGGCTGCAAGATGTCGAGATGACCGAAGAGACCGTCGGCCCCCTGATCGAGCAACTCAACAACCTGAGCCTGACGATACAGCGCCTGGAGCGGTCGGCCTCGGAGTCGATCAAGCGGGAAAAGGCGATCCGGGAGGAGGCCCGCAAGCAGGCGCAAATTGAGGCGGCCGACATCTTCGAGCGCGAAGCCAAGGCGGCGGGGGCGTCACTGTCGTTGGTCGAAAAGGTGCGCCGGGAACTCGGGGTGCTCTGATGGGGCGATCCAAGATCTTACCGGCCAACCCAGACGCCATATTCCTGCCCTATCAGGCGGCGTGGATCAAAGACACCAGCCGCCTGAAGCTGGCAGAAAAGCCGCGTCAGGTGGGGTGGTCTTGGTCTGCCGGGTACACCTGCGCCGAGCGTACCGGGCGAGCCGACGCCAAGTTCGACCAGTGGGTGAGCAGCCGCGACGAAATGCAGGCCAAGCTGTTCATCGAGGACTGCAAGCTGTGGGCAAAGGTCATCGACTTGGCGGCCGAGGATGAAGGCGAGGTGGTGCTCGACCCCAAGCAAAACCTATCGGCCTACGTCTTGCGCTTCGCCAACGGCAAGCGCATCCATTCGATGAGCAGCAACCCCGACGCCCAGGCGGGCAAGCGGGGGGGGCGGGTGCTCGATGAGTTTGCCCTGCATCCCGACCCCCGCAAGCTGTGGTCCATCGCCTACCCCGGCATCACCTGGGGCGGATCGCTTGAGGTCTTCAGCACCCACCGGGGCACCCACAACTTTTTCAATCAGCTGATCCGCGAGGTGCGCGAAAAGGGGAACCCCAAGGGGATCAGCCTGCACAGCATCAACCTTCAGCAGGTACTGGAACAGGGGTTTTTGTACAAGCTGCAACAGGCACTAGCCCCCGACGTCGAACAGCAAGACATGGACGAGGCCGAATACTTCGATTGGGTCCGCTCCGGCTGTGCCGACGAAGAGAGCTTCCTGCAAGAGTACATGTGCCAGCCCGCCGACGACGATGCGGCCTTCTTGGAATACGACCTGATCGCCTCGGGGGAGTACCGCGCCGGAGAGGATTGGGAGATCACCCTGGAGCAGGCGCGCAGCGAGCGCCGCGAGCTGTACGCAGGGCTCGACATCGGCCGTCACCGCGACCTGACGGTGCTGTGGGTGGTCGAGCGGCTGGGGGACGTGCTCTACACCCGCAAGGTGATCGCCTTGGCGCGGATGAGCAAACCCGACCAGGAGCGCATTGTGTGGCCGTGGCTGGCCTGCATGAGCCGGGTATGCATCGACTATACCGGCCTGGGCATCGGCTGGGGCGACGACGCCCTGGCTCAGTTCGGCAGCTACCGCATCGAGAACGTGACCTTCACCCCACGGGTGAAGGAGGCGTTGGCCTATCCGATCAGGGGGCGCCTCGAAGATCGCACCCTGCGCCTGCCTCAAGACGGGGTGATCCGCTCCGACCTGCGCATGGTGACCAAGCAGACCACCAGCGCCGGAAATGTGCGCTTCACCGCCGAGCGCACCAAGGACGGCCACGCCGACCGCTTTTGGTCGTTGGGGCTGGCGATTCATGCAGCGGCTACCCCTGCTGCCCCCATCGAGTTTGCCAGCACCGGACCCCGTGTATCCGCCAACCTGACGATGGATGACCGCATCTCCGCGCGCCGCTTCACCGACACCGGCTTCGGCACGGTAGCCGGTCGCGTGAACCTGGGAGGATTCTGATGAACGCAGAAGCCGCCAAGCCGGATTTCACCGAGATCGCCACCACCAACGACGGCCGCGACATCACCCGTGGCTACGTCGACGCCTTGCCGTACCTATCCAGCAGCGACTCGGTGCTACGAACGCAGGGCGGCGACCTCACCGTCTACGAGGAGTTGCTGCGCGACGACAAGATCGGCTCGACCCTGCAACAGCGCCGCTTGGCGTTGATTGGCAAGGAGTGGGACATCGAGCCCGGCGGCTCGCGGGCCCTCGACAAGGCGGCCGCCAAACACCTCAAGGAGCAGATTTCTGCCCTCCAGTGGGACCAAAAGTGCGGAAAGATGCTTTACGGTCTGATGTACGGGTACGGGGTGGCCGAGTGCCTGTGGCGGCGCGACGGTCGCTTCGTCACCCTGGACGACATCAAGGTACGCAAGGCCCGTCGTTTTGCCTGGTCGCCCAGGGGGGAGCTGCTGCTACGCACGACCTCCAACCCCATGGGCGAATTGATGCCGCCCCGCAAGTTCTGGACCTGGGAAGTGGGCTCGGACAACGACGACGAGCCCTGTGGCCTGGGTCTGGGCCACTGGCTCTATTGGCCCGCCTTCTTCAAGCGCAACGGCATGAAGCTGTGGCTGCAATTTCTCGACAAATTCGGCATGCCGACCGGGGTCGGCAAGTACAAGGGCACCCCAACCCCAGAAGAAAAAGCCCGAATGCTGGCGGCTCTGGCGGCGATCCAGTCCGATTCCGGCATCCTCATCCCAGACGGAATGCTGATCGAGCTGCTCGAAGCGGCTCGCTCCGGCACCGCCGATTACGCCACCCTCTACGACCGCATGGACGCCGCGATTGCGAGGGTCGTACTGGGTCATGAGGGGAGCAGCAGCTCGACCCCCGGCAAGCTGGGGGGTGAGGACAACGCCATGGAGGTGCGCGACGACCTGGTACAGGCCGATGCCGACCTGCTCGACGGATCGTTCAACGCCACGGTGGCCAAATGGCTCACCGAGTGGAATTTTCCCGGCGCCGCGACCCCAAAACTCTTCCGCCGCATCGGCGATCAGGTCGACGCCAAGGCCGAGTCCGAGGTGGCCAAGAACCTGGTCCAGGTCGGGTTTAGGCCGAGCCTCAAGCACGTTCACGACACCTTCGGCGGCGAGTGGGAGGTGGTCGAAAACACCCCGGCTCCGCCCCCCGCCCCCCTTGTGCCGGCACAACCCGACGGCGGAGGCGACCCGGGTGCGCCCGCCTTTGCCGAGGGGCAGGACGACCCCATCGCTGCCGCCCTGCAAGAGCAGGTCAACAAGCAGATTCAGGCGTGGTTCGAGAAGGAAATCGACGATGTGCTCGACCATGCCGAGAGTCTGGATCAGATCCCCACCCTGTTGCTGGCGAGGCTGCCCAACATGAGTGTGGAGGGGATGAGCCAGGCGATGGCCGAGGCGATGGCGGCCGCCCATTTGCGGGGTCGGTCCGACATCTTGGAGCAGGCTGGTGGGGGCTGAATACGGCTCGCTCCCCTTCAAGGAGCAGATCGACTTTTTTAGGGACAAGGTCAACCTGCCCACCAAGGCGTGGACCGACCTCTGGCAGGGGATGCACGCCCGCGCCTTCGTGGTGGCCGGAGCGACCCGCGAGGCGCTGCTGAGTGACCTGCGCGGCTTGGTCGACGACGCCATCGCCAAGGGAACATCCCTGCAAGAGTTTCGCAAGGGCTTCCGCGCCGCCGCAGCCAAACACGGCTGGAGTTACAACGGCGGCGAGGGTTGGCGGGCCAAGACCATCTATGGCACGAACCTGCGCACCAGCTACCAGGCCGGTCGCTACAAACAGATGACGGCGGTCGCCAAGACCCGCCCCTTCTGGCAGTACCAACACAGCGAGTCGGTGCGCTATCCCCGTCCCGCACACGAAGGCTGGAACGGCCTGGTGCTGCGTTGGGACGATACTTGGTGGGACGTCCACTTCCCCCCCAACGGCTGGGGTTGTCGCTGTTCGGTGCGCACCCTGAGCCAACGCGACCTGGAGCGACTGGGCAAGGAGGGCCCCGACGAGGCCCCCAAGGAGGAGCCTCGCACGGTGGACATCGGCACACGAGGGCCGGTTGAGGTCAAAGACAAGGGGATCGATCCAGGCTGGGATTACAACGTCGGCAAGACGGCGTGGGGGCAGCCGGTCGCGCAAAAGGTCATGGAGGAATGGCGGGCCATGAAGGGGGATGCCTGGGAAGTGCTGTCGCCGGGCAAGCCTGCCGACTACGGACGGTCCGAGCGGATGCCGGTGGATGCAACGACCGCCAAGTTGGTGAAGAAGGCAGCCACGGCGGAGGAGTCGCGCCAGCAGATAGAGACGCTGCTGGGCCATGTGCCCGAGAAGGTGTTCAACCTGGGTGGTGTTGTGCCGGTAGTGGTCAACGCCCAGGTATTGGCCGATCACCTGGCGTTGAGTCGCACCCCGTTCCTGCCCGCGCTGATCGACGCCTTGAGCGACCCCTATGAAGTATGGGGCTCGTTCCAGCGCCACAAGGGCACCGGCCGGGTTGTGCTGCGGGTGAGGGCGATGAAGGTGGTCAGGCTCGACAGTACGCGGTCGTTGCTGGTGGTGTTCGATGCGCGTAACGGCGCGCTCGAATCTTGGACGGCGATCCCGAGCAAGGATCTGAAGTACGTGGAAAAACAACGGGAGGGGGTGCTGCTGTACGGAAGGTAGGGCCCTCGCTCCCAATCACCTGGGCGGGCGGACGATGATGGCGACGCCTTAAGGGGGTGATCCCGGCGCCGCCTCGCCCGAGACCAGCAGCGTACAATGATCACCCCGAACGGGGCAAGTTCCCCCCAGGAGTCCCCCATGGCCGGAGCCTTCGCCCAGGCAACCCCCTACGGCAACCAGCAGGTGTTGCGCACCCTTCAGCGGCTGATCGAGTTCGGCGGTGATCCCGCCGCCGCCTGGCTCGATGTCGGCGAGGTGATGCTCAATCGCACCCTGGAGCGGTACGACCAGCAGGTCGACCCCGAGGGACGCCCCTGGCTCGATCTGGCTGAGTCCACCCTACGCCGCAAG